GAACGACAGGCACGTTATCTGTTGCGCGCGGCGGAACGGGCGTTACAACGTCCACTGGCTCTGGCAGCGTCGTACTGGATACCAGCCCAACTCTTGTTACCCCGGTTCTTGGCGCTGCTACGGCAACGTCCATTAACAGGGTGGCTATTACGGCCCCCGCAACCAGCGCCACGCTGACGATTGCCAACGGCAAAACGCTAACGGCAAACCATTCTATTACGCTTGCTGGCACCGACAGCACGACTATGACCTTCCCGTCTACCAGCGCCACAATTGCGCGGACGGACGCGGCGCAGGCGTTTACAGGAAACCAGACTTTTAATGGGCCTGTTATTGAAGCTACGCAGGCGCTGTCGGGCGCGGGAGCAGTCAATATCACGCAGCCTGTGACCAAATTTACGTCCACTGCTACGGGCAATGCGTTGACGCTGGCCGATGGCGTCGAAGGTCAGCTCAAGACCATTGTCTATGTGGCGGACGCGGCTGGCGGTGATACAGGCATTCTTACGCCGACCAACCTCGGCGCGGGGACGACGATCACATTCAACACTGTGGGGGATGCTTGCATTCTTCAGTTCCTCGGCACTGATTGGTGGGCTATTTCTCTTAGGGGCGCCGTATTGGCGTAACACATGCAGACCCCAATTCTTGGATCGTCCTATGTAGCTCGGAGTGTTAACGCGGCGGACAGCCGTATGATTAACATGTTCCCCGAAGTTGTACCGGAAGGCGGTAAACAACCTGCCTTTTTGCAACGTTGTCCAGGATTGTCTTTGCGCGGTGTTGTTGGTACAGGCCCTATTCGCGGGCTTTGGGAACATGCGCCGTATCTGTACGTTGTGTCAGGCAACACTTTTTATCAGGTAAACAGTTCTTTTGTTGCTACGGCTAAAGGCACCGTTTCGGGCACCGGCCCTGTCAGCATGGCGGACAACGGCACGCAGATTTTCATTGCGGCCAATCCAGACGGATATATTTACAATACGTCGATAGATTTGTTCGGGCAGATTACCGACCCTGATTTCCCCGGCGCGTCTGTTGTAGATTATCTGGATGGCTACTTTGTTTTCATTCAGCCCAATAGTCAGCGTCTTTGGGTGACTGCATTGCTGGATGGAACCAGCATTGACCCGTTGGACTTTGCCAGTGCCGAGGGTGACCCGGACAATATCGTCAGCATGATTGTCGATCACCGCGAAGTTTGGGTGTTTGGCAACAACTCGACTGAAGTTTGGTACAACGCTGGGCTATCTGATTTTCCGCTTGTTCGCATCCAAGGCGCTTTCAATGAGCTTGGCTGCGCCGCGCGGTACACAGTTGCCAAGATGAACAACCAGATTTACTGGCTCGGTAAAGATTTTCGTGGGCAAGGCATCGTTTATGTCGCCAACGGCTATCAAGGCCAGCGTATTTCGACGCACGCGGTTGAGTGGCAAATTCAGCAGTACGGCGACCTGTCAAACGCAGTTGCGTACACATACCAGCAGGACGGCCATTCGTTTTATGTTCTGACGTTTCCGTCCTCTAATGCTACGTGGGTTTACGACGCTACAACGGGGGCTTGGCACGAACGCCTAGCTTGGGAGAATGAACGTTGGGCGCGCCAGCGCGGTGAAACGCAGGTTTTCTACAACAGCGAAAATCTGATTGGCGACTACCAGAACGGCAATATCTATGCGTATGATCTTGACGTCTATTCCGATAACGGGCAGCCGCAACGTTGGTTGCGCTCTTGGCGCGCGCTGCCGACTACGGAAAATACGTTGCGGCGCACGGCGCAGCACGCGCTTCAACTTGACTGCGAAACAGGCATAGGACTTAATCTGTATCCCGCCTATACCGCCGAGGATTTGGCCGCCGAAAATGGCGACGTTCTGTTGGCTGAATACGCGCAGAACGACTTGACGACTGAAAGCGGCGATCTATTGACAACCGAAGCAAGCGACGGTTTTGAGACGATTGCGGACAACCCCGACCCGCCCTACGACTTTACTCCGCCCGTATACCTGACCACGACCAGCTACACGGCCGCGCCAGGTTACGATCCGCAAGTTATGTTGCGGTGGTCGGATGACGGCGGCCACACTTGGTCGAACGAGCACTGGCGGTCTATGGGTAAGATCGGTCAGTTTGGCTATCGCACCATCTGGCGCCGCCTCGGCATGACGCTCAAAATCCGCGACCGCGTCTACGAGGTGTCCGGTACCGATCCGATCAAACTCGCCATCATGGGGGCTGAACTACAGGCGAGCGGCACCAGTGCCTAACATAACCAACATTACGCCACCCCGCGTCCCGCTGACCGATCCTCGGACGGGGTTGATTGCGCGTGAGTGGTATTTGTTTCTACTGAGTTTGTTCAACCAAACGGGCCAAAGCACCAATTCGTTAGAGGACACCCAGAAGGGTCCGCCGGCAGAAACAATTGATGCCAACGCTATTCTCTCGGACGCGCTGCTGTCCTCAACCGCGGTGGCGTCTGATCTAGCCCCGCTTGAGACAGCAATTCAGGCACTTGCTGCATCGCAACAAGCCGCGTTTGATCCTACCAATCTTGAGGCGGCTATTCAGGCGCTGGCGCTCCAACCGCCTATGACGCCGCATGTCCCGGCACCCATCTACGGGTCTTTCTACAGCACCGCCAACCAGCCAGACGGATCAAGTACGACGGCATTCCCGGTCGTGTACGATACCACGCAGTTCAGCAGCGGCGTGAGGATAGAAAACCGCACGGCGGTGTTTACGGCCTCTATTGGTCCGGCCAGCACGACTATGACGGTCACAGCCATCACGTCAGGGCCGATCTATCCAGGTATGGTTCTGACTGGAACTGGCGTTACGGCCGGTACTTACGTCGTGTCGCAGACCACGGGCACGGACGGCAGCACCGGAACCTACGTTGTCAGCGCGTCACAAACGGTTGCCTCGACCACTATAACAGGCACCTGCAAGTCAAAGATCGTCGCTGATAAAGCGGGGGTTTACAATGTACAGTTCAGTATTCAGTTTGTAAATACGGACGCGCAGATACATGACACGGATGTCTGGATGCGCAAAAATGGCTCTAACGTTGCGGACAGCAACAGCCAGTTTTCGGTGCCAAACAGCCACGGCGGCGTTGATGGGCATTTGATCGCGGCGCTCAACCTGTTTATTGATTTGGCTGCAAACGAATATGTTGAGTTAATGTGGGCCACGACTAATACGGCGACTACGATCCAATACATCGCAGCGCAAACTGGCCCCGTGCGTCCGGCCACGCCATCTGTTATTGTGACCGTAAGTTTGGCGTCCGTGCCATCCATCCAAGGAGTTTGACATGACTGTAACTGTTAAAGTTCTCGTCCCGGCCAAGACGGCCGAAAGTTCCCAGACCACGCAGTACACGGCGTCTGGCGTGACGGCCATCATCGACAAGTTCACGGCCACCAACTACTCGGCCAGCGCCGCCACGATCAGCGTCAACCTGCTTAATCCCAGCGGCACTGCGGGCAACGACAACTTGATCGTTAAGACCAAGACGCTACAGGCCAGCGAAACATACACGTTTCCCGAGTTGGTCGGACAGGTGTTGGCGGTCGGTGGCATCATCTCGACCATCGCCGGGTCGGCGTCCGCCATCAACATCCGCGTGTCTGGCCGCGAGGTGACGTAATGGACGAAGCGGCGCAATCCCTCGTAGTTCACTTCCAAAACCTTGACCTTCCGCCCGAGGCGGCTGGCTGGCTATTGGACGTCTGGCAGTTAATCCAGGCGCTGGACGACGTGGCGGACGGCGACGCTATTGAACGTCCGCGGCTGGACAGCGCCATCTGGGCGTCCCTCGTCACCATGCCCGCCAACCCCTTTTACCTCGCCAACGCACAGGCGTTGCAGGCTGGGCTGGCGCTGCTGGTCCTCAAATGGCAGGCGTCAGACGATGCCGAGCGAGAGGGCAAAGCTGACGCTAGATCGTTCATGTGGCGGGCTGGATATTATGACCTCGTCCTGCTGGTTGTTCTTTTGACGAAAGGACACGCAGGTGCTATGAAGAACGCCATGACGGTCATGCACCTCTATGGCGAGACGCTGCACGAATACTTGAAGGAGTTTTCCTGATGCCTGTACCAATCATAGCCGCCGTCGCTGCTGCGGGCGTTGCTTCCGCAGCGGCAAGCGCGTATGGGTCCAAGAAAGCGGCGGACGCTCAGAAAGACGCCGCCAAAAAGGCTGCCAAAACTCAACAAGAGGCACTTGCCGTCCAAACCGAGCTTGCCAGACCTTATGTTGAGGCAGGCAAGAACGCGCTGGCTGAGTACCAGAGAATGGCGCCCTATCAGGATTTCGGCATGGCTCAGTTTCAGGCTGACCCCGGCTACCAGTTCCGCATGTCAGAAGGCATGAAGGCGCTGGAGCGGTCGGCGGCTGCTCGCGGTCTGCTCCAGTCCGGCACAACGCTGAAGGGCATTCAGCAGTATGGCCAGAACCTCGCCAGTTCCGAGTACGAGAACGCTTTCAGCAGGTATCTTACTCAGCGCGAGGCCCGCATGGACCCCTACCGCTATTTGACGGGCATGGGTCAAGCGGCTGCCGCAGGTCAGGCCGCGAACGTCGGCACCACTGGCGCGGCGCTGGCAGACATCGCGGCGCAGCGCGGCAACGTTCAGGCGGCGGGTACCATGGGCGCGGTCAACGCGCTGGCTGGCGGCATTGGTCAGGTGGCGCAAGGCGTCGGGAGCTACTACGCCAATCAGCCGTACATGAACTACTTGCAGTCCATCACCCCCGCCACGTCCATCTATTAAGGTGCGCCATGCCGCTTAACGCTGCCATTCCTATGTCTTTTGAGGCCCCCAATCTGCCGGACGTCAATGCCATGATGCAGACGCGGGCGCAAGGCATGGCCAACATCGTTGATATTGAGCGGCAGCGCGCGGCGGATGCTCAGGCAGCGCAAGCACGTCAAGCCGAGGAACTTACGGCGGCGTTGTCGCCCGCCATTGCGGCGGCGTTCTCGGACCCCAGCGACGCGGGATTGAACGCGGCACTTGGCCTTGTACCGGAACAGTACCGCGGCGCGGCGCAGTCGCAGCTTGACCAGCTTCGCAGCATTGGCGACCTCAACCAGCGCAAGAATATCATGCGGGCAGCGTTGGTGCAGGACGAAGTCGGGCAGGCACTTTTAGCCCAGCTTGAGCCGACCGCCAACATGCGCCTTCAGGCTGA